GGCATCCGCGCGCCTCTGGTCTGGCGGGGCCAAGGGTTCCGCGATGGTGGCGAGGATTGCGAACGGTTCAGACGCGCGGCTTATGACGGCAAGGTTAAGACATCGCCTTCCTTGCTCTTGCGATCGGCTTTCGCTGATGCGGTGACCCTGCGCGACCCTGCAAACAACCTGAAACTTGCCAAGGCAAGATCAACGGGCCGGATTGATGCGGCAGCGGCGACGGTGCTGGCAGTGGCCGAAGGTGCGCGCATCATGGGCAGGCCAACCCACAAGGGGGGGCGCGTTGCATGGGGCTGAAAGAATACAAACGACATTCCCGCAAAGTGACGCGGGGACCACGGTGGAAGGCGCTGCGGCTGCAAGCCTTGGACCGTGACGGCTGGGCATGTGTCCAGTGTGGTGAACTGCGGCGTCTGGAATGTGACCACGTTCTGCCCGTCCGCGATCGACCTGACCTGTCCTACACGCTGAACAATTTACAGATCCTTTGCGGGCGGTGTCACGCGCGCAAAACGAGAATTGAGGTAGGCCACATGCCCCTCACTCCAAAGCGTCAACAATGGCGCGACCTCCTGTCGAGCATGAAAGGAAAACATAATGCTGACATCTAAGAAGCTGGAACTGAGACGTTCCGAAATCCGTCAATCGCTGGCCGAATTGGCCGCGAATGATAACCCGTCTGAGGATGAAATCCGCAAGATGGGTGACCTGGACCAAGAGTATCGCAAAGCAGAGACCCGTTATCGCGCGTCTTTGCTGTCAGAAGATACGGAACGCCGCGAGGCGGGGGCGGATCTGGAAACACGTTCAAACCGTGAATGGTCTGAATTGATGGCCGGGTTTGAAATGCGCCAAGTGGCGCTGGCCTTGGATGAAGGGCGGTCATTGGACGGCAAGACAAACGAGATTGTCACCGAACTGCGCAACGCGGGCGGTTATCGTGGGGTGCCTATTCCTTGGGAGGCCTTGGAAACACGGGCGGGTGAAACGGTGGCCAGTGGTACGCCTGACCCGATCCGCACGGCACCGATAATTGAACGCTTGTTCTCTGGATCTGTCGCGGCCCGCATGGGTGGCCAGATGGTCAACGTGGGTGTCGGTGAAATGGAATACCCAGTCACTACGTCGAGTGTTTCGGCGGGCTGGGCCAATGGTGAGACCGCGAACGTCACCGGGCCTGCGGCTTACACTACGACCGATCGGCCACTTGCACCTGATAACACTCTGGGCATCCAGATGAAGCTGACGCGCAAAGCGTTGAAGCAATCCGGCACGGCTCTGGAACAAGCGGTACGCCGCGACATGAACGGGGCGATTGAGACCGCTCTGGATCAAGCCGTGTTTCTTGGCAGCGGGTCAGCTGGTGAACCTACGGGGCTGTTTGCAGGGGCCACGGCTTGGGGCATTGAAGAAACGGCGGTGGATGCGGCTGCAACCTGGGCCGCGCTCCGGACTGAGGTTGTCGGCTTTATGACGGGCAACGCGGCAACCGGGCCGGGAGATGTGCGGGCCTTGTTCCGGCCTGAGATTTGGGACGGCATGGATGGCACCTACATCACCGGAACAGCTGTCACAGAATGGGACCGTCTGACGGCGGCGCTTGGCAATGTGGTTCTCAGCAACAACGCGCTGGCCGCTCCAACGGGTGCACCCTTGGCATCGAGTGCAATCCTGACCACCACGGCAGGGGGTGTTGCACCGTTCTTTGTAGGGACATGGGGCGCGATCGACCTGATTAGAGACCCATATTCCGACGCTCAATCGGGTGGCCTGCGGGTGACGGCGCTGGCGACAATGGATGTGACCATATCCCGCGCGGTGCAAACCCGCGTGATCACGGGCCTGCAATAATGCTCTGGGGCGGTCACAGTGGCGGGCTGGAACTCCGCAAGCGGGCGTCTGGCGCAATGTCGCTGAGTGGCCGCTTCCCATATAACAAGCCTGCGGTTCTCAGCGATGGGGGCCGCACGGGTAGACCACGCAAAGAGGTTATCGCGTCACGGGCGTTTGCTTACCGAGTGGATGACCCGAAAGAGGACATTCACTTCCTGGTTGGCCATAGCTTTGACAAGCCATTGGCCAGCCGGGGCGCTGGCACGTTGGCCCTTGTGGACAAAGATGACGCGCTGACCTTCACCGCGACAATCACCGAAGAAATGCAAGAAGTGTCCTATGTGCGGGATCTGCTGGCCAGTATTGCAGCTGGTCTAACCTTGGGCATTTCACCGGGGTTTCGCATCCCGCCCAAGCGCGCGGTGCCTGAACCTGAACGCATTGAGGATGAAGGTCACGACCCTGAAAACGGGGCGCATAATGCTATCATCCGAACGGTGATGGCCGCGCTCTTGTATGAACTCAGTGTTGTGACGCGGCCCGCCTATCCAGAGGCGCAAGTCGAGGCGCGCAACTGGGCACCGGAACCGCAATCCCGCGTGGTTCTGCCAAAACGCAATTACCTGACCAGGTGGAGGGCATGAGCATGATTGATATTCTACAACAGCAAGAGACCTTGCCAGCGACTTATCCAGACGTGCCGGAAGGTCTGTCAGAGAACGCGGCGACGGTGGACGCTGACATGATTTGGCAGCGGATTGAGACCTACACGGCGCACCGCTTCACCGACCGCGAAATCATTTGGACAATCACGGGCCTTGCGGGGGATCAGTGGTTCCCGCCGATCGTGCCTGTAACGACTTACACGGTTGAACAGTGGACTAACGGGGCTTGGGTAAGTGTGACCTTGGATGCTGGTCCGATGGGGCCATGCCTGCCAAGTGACGGCACCTATAAGATCACGGCGCAAACGGGCGCTGGCCCAACGCCTGCGGCTATCTCAGAAGCCTTTCGGCGGATGGTGGAATACCTGGGCAGCGCGAGGGGCAGCACCAATGAACCCGGCGCTACGCGGGCATCCTTTAAGATCGGTGACAGCCTGGACTTTGAGGTGGAACGCAATCCGGCATGGATAGCGCGCGCAATGCAATTTAGTGGCGCGGCTGACCTGCTGCGTCGATACCGGAGGGGCTGAAAATGTGGCCATTCAAGAAAAAGCAGGACAACGAAACGCGGGCCAGCGGTTCGGGGTTTACGTCTGAAATCATGGCCGCGCGTGAGGCGTATATCTCAGGGTCACGCGGCATCGGTGAACTGACCGCAACCGTGCAAGGCGCTGTAACGCTCTGGGAGGGCGGTCTCAGTCTTGCGGATGTGCAGGGCACCGACTTGTTAACCCCGCGTTCCTTGGCGCTCTGTGCGCGGTCTCTGGCGCTGCGTGGTGAGGCTTTGTTCCTTATCCGCGATGACGGGCTTGTTCCTTGCTCTGACTGGGATCTGAAAACCCGAAACGGCAGGCCAACGGCATATCGTGCAAGCGTATCTGAGGCGGGCGGTGGCACAACCGAAACAGCCTTGGCCGCTGAGGTTCTGCACTTTCGCATCGGGTCGGACGTGTCGGCACCCTACTACGGCACCGCACCGCTAAAGCGGGCGCAACTCACCGCTGGCCTGTTGCAAGTGGTTGAAGCCTCTTTGTCAGAGGTGTTTGAGTTTGCCCCTCTGGGGTCGAGCGTCATCCCAATGCCTGAGAACCCCGAAACCGACATGGCAGCGATGGCACGGGGTTTCAGGGGGTTTCGTGGAAAGGTTCTGGTGCGTGAAAGTGTGAACGTAACGGCAGCTGGTGGACCAGCACCGCAAACAGATCTGAAACCCAATGACATCACACCGGATCTGTCCAAAGCCATGACCCGCGAAACCTTGGCGGCAGCAAGAGCGGCGATCGAAATGGTGTTTGGGGTCTTACCAGGCATGACGGCATCGGCAGCAACGGGACCGATGGTCAGAGAGGGCCAAAGGCATCTGGCCCAATGGGTTCTTATGCCGATGGCCGCAATGATCGGGCAAGAGGCGTCAGAGAAGCTGGGCCAGCCTGTCGGCTTAGATGTGATGCGACCTTTGCAGGCGTTTGACGCGGGCGGCAGGGCAAGAGCCTTGTCCGCAGTGGTGCAAACCTTGGCACTGGCCAAAGAGGCCGGCGTTGATACGGGTGAGGCAATGAAACTGGTGGATTGGGATGACTGAGCAAACAGGCGCAAAGATCGTTGACATGTCAATCCTGGCAACCCCGCAATCCAAGCGGAACGGCTTCAAGGTGCTGGGCAGCTTCACCTTGCTGGTTAGGCCATTGCGGGTGGAGGGGTGCAGGCTTGTGAGGGCCCCGGATGACAGGTTTCTAATCTGGACGCCTGTGCCAGAGGTCAAAATTGCCAAACAGGCATGGGACGAAATAGCCGAAACGGCGCGGCAAGAGTATGTCGCGGCGATCGGGAAAATATCAGCTTAGAAAGGGCGGTTCGGATGGATAGCAACGTACAACCCGGCGACCAGGTTCGTCTGAAATCAGGCGGGCGGGTTATGACGGCAGGCCAAGAGGTTTGGAACGATAAGGCGGCATTGCTCTGCTACTGGTTTGAAGGCGGTGAAATGCACAAGGCGGCAGTCCAAAAGGTTGCTCTTGTGAAGGGTTCAGGCGCGGCCTGAGCCTGTTTTACCTTGTCAAAGTGCTGCATGTAGCATTGTCTGTCTCTGCACACTACGGCAGGGGAGGGATGCAGCATGAGCAAAATATCTATGGCAGAGGCGGCGAAACTTTTTGCAGTTTCGCGCCCAACGCTGGCCAAACACCTGAAACAAGGGAAAATAACAGGTGAACAGGTACAACGTGACAAGCAAAAGATCTGGCAGCTGGACCTGTCAGAATTGAAGCGGGTCTATCCGTATAGGGATGTAAAGCCTGATAACACCCTGCATGAAGAGTTGTCAGTCGCGGCAGGGGGTGCGGCATCCGATTTACAGGCTGAAATCAGGGTGTTACAGGCCAAACTTGAAGCATCGGAGAAACTAGCCGATGAGCGGGCCAAACACATTGAGGATCTGCGGCTCATGTTGCCAGGGCCTGAGAATAGGCCAGCAAAAGGGCGCTGGTGGCCGTTTTCCTAAGCCGTAAGCCAATATCAGGGGTATTTTTTAATAAATAAAAATGACCGATGGGATGCGTGGTCTATTGCCAAGACCATATACCTCTAGCACTATACTTGGTGTCGGCACCGCTGCATCTGCACTAATGGATGTATGTACCCACAAAATGAGCGACCCGCGCTCTGCCTTGACCACAGAACGCGGGCCTAAATTGAAACCACTTGTCTAAAGAGAGCGGTAACCCATTGCCTATAAGATGTTCGCAACTGGCTCCCAAGACAAGTGCAAAAGTGAAAGTCTTGGCAAATGGCCTGCAAAAATATCGCACTTCCCGACGCTGTTGCAGCGTTGGC